TACAAAGCAATGACCACCACGCTCTACACCCGCCGCGCCATCCGCGCCCGCCTTCGCCCAGCCCCCGCACCCCGCGCGCCGAACGACATCGCCAACCAATATGTATTTGGTTTATCAGACTACAACCGGCAATTATTATGAGTCGTTGGCTGGGTCGTGCACGAACTATGCAACGATTCCAACGGGGTTGCAGGTGGGGTCTGCCAAATTCAGCTACACGAATCAGGCGCTCAACTCGGATGGCTGGCGATACAACCCTACAACCGGCGCATGGACAATCAGCTACGCTACTGGCGCATCTGGCCCATTCCCGGCATCATTCACGCTGGGCGGAACTGGTTACACGCCGGTCATCGCTGACTATGATGGCGATGGCATCCTTGATCCCGCTGTCTACAAGTCCACAACCGGTGAATGGCGCATCTACCAATCATCCAATTTGGCAACACGGGTTGTGACGTATGGCGCGAATCTCACCCCAGTCCCCGCTGATTATGACGGCGACAAGAAAGCTGATCTTGCGACGTGGAATAGCACTGGCGGCAGTTGGGTGATCAGCTACACGGTTAGCGGCCAACAGATCACAACCGCATGGGGCGGCGGCTCGGACATCCCTACACCCGCCGATCTTGACGGCGATGGCTATGCCAATATCACGGTTTGGCGACCGTCCAACGGCACATGGTATGTGCTCAAAAGGGACGGCACAGGCGCAACGGTCGCATGGGGCGCGAATGGCGATATTCCGCTGAGCGGAAGACCGTGGTAGCTATCGCATCAACACAGGCAGCCACACTCGCTCAATAAGTGGGACAGGTGTTCCCGGCGTAAGCGTTCGATTCATGTCGGGCGGTGTCGGGAACACCGTTTTGGTCGGGATGGGTGTGCCGGGGGTGAGGCTTCGATTCATATCGGGCGGTGTTGGGAATGGAGTTTGAGTGGACGAAACGATCAGGGCTAAGGCGAGGGCTTTTAGCATGGTTTCCATATTCTAGTAAAGGTGAGAAATGAGAGGATTTACGCAACCGATGAAATCTGGCGAGATTGCTGGCCTGATTGCCGTTGTGGTCATGGCCGCGCTGATTGCATCTGGCTTTATTGTTTTGGTTGGCCTGTTTGGGCTGGACATTGCCTTGATCGCTACACCGTGCCTCGTGTTTTTGTTCATCGGCGTGGTGATGAAGGTGAGCGAGTGGCGACAGGGCCGATAGGAGAAAGTGAACAATTGTTCACTCGGTCATGACTAACCTACAAAAGCCCACGCCTAAAAAAAAGAAGCGAGTCCAAAAGCGCCTTGTGCCTCACACATGGAAGGCTGGATTCATTGAGTCGCTGCAAAAGACCGGCAATATCAGTGCATCGGCTCGGTTGGTTGGCGTGGATCGCAAAGCCGCCTACGATGCAAGAGGGACTGATCCAATCTTTGCCGCACAGTGGGATGACGCGATTGAAGAGGCAACTGATGCGCTTGAGTTTGAGGCAAGGCGGCGGGCGCTTGATGGCATTCCCGTTGAAAGCTACGACAAAGACGGCAACATCAGATCAACCCGCATGGAGTATTCTGACACGCTGATGATTGTGTTGCTGAAAGCGCATCGGCCTGAGAAGTTCAAAGAGCGCTTTAGTGGTGAGATGAGCACGAAGGGGAGTCTGACAGTTGATGTGTCAACGCCACAAAGCCGCGCACAAGCCGAGATGGAACTACGAGAATGGCGCAAGCAAATGACCGAACAGTTGAATGGGATAAGTGTTGTGCAGACCCTGCCTACTTCATCCACCACTACTGCCTGATTGATGAGCCGCAAGGCGAATTGCTCACGGTTATTCCGTTTTTGTTGTGGGCTGCACAGATTCAGACGGTTTGGTTATTTCTTCAGCATCGTTTGTTCATCATCCTCAAGGCGCGTCAGCTTGGTATCTCTTGGCTCTGTTGTGCTTATGCTCTTTGGTTGTGTGTGTTTCAGGCCGGTCGGCGGGTGTTGTTGTTCAGCCGTGGGCAAGATGAAGCCGATGAGTTGCTTAGGCGTGTGCGGGTGATGTATGAGCGTTTGCCGGACTGGATGCAAGCGCGGGTGGGCGTGGATAAGCTCAACACATCTGAGATCGTTTGGACCAGTGGTTCATCAGTCGAATCTCTGCCGGCCACACAAAACAGCGGACGATCACTCACCGCCTCACTGGTCATTGCTGATGAATTTGCGTTCATGCAATGGGCCGATCAACTCTACACCGGCCTAAAGCCAACCATCGACGGCGGCGGCCAGCTCATCATCTTGTCTACGGCCAACGGTGCGCGGGGTTTGTTTCATCAGCTTTGGGAGAAGGCGGTGAAGCGGCTAAACAACTTTGTGCCGATCTTTCTGAGTTGGCGGATGAGGCCGGGGCGCGATGATGGCTGGTATAGCCGAGTGGCATCTGAAGCGGTCAGCACGTCGCTGATGATGCAAGAGTATCCAGCCACGCCCGATGAAGCATTTAGCGCGACGGATGCCGAGAAATTCTTGGCCGATATGATTTGGTGGGACAGTTGCAAGGCGGAAGTCCCTGCACTCACACGGCGCGATACGATGGTGATTGCCGCCGATGCTGGCATCAACAATGACTCTTTTGCCTTGGTGGGTGTGACACGCAATCCAAACGATGCTCAAGCAATCATGGTCAGATATACGCGGGAGTGGAAACCCAACCGAAATACCGGCGCGGTGGATTTTGCCGAGGTGGATGCCGAGATCAGGCGAATCTGCCAAGAGTTCAATGTCGTTGAAGTGACTTACGATCCTTACCAGCTTCATGACATGATGCAACGGCTTAGGCGTGATGGAGTGGTGCTCACTAAGGAATTCCCGCAGGGCCAACAGCGCCTTGAGGCCGATAAGCAGCTACTCGACATCATCATGCAGCGGCGAATCGCGCACGATGGGAATGTTGCACTCAGGGCGCACATTGACAACGCGGATAAGAAAGTGGACGCTGAGACGCGCAAGATTCGTCTGATCAAACGCGAGGATCACATGAAGATTGACTTGGCCGTGGCGCTTAGCATGGCCTCGTATCGGTGTTTCAAGTTGCCGCTTGGTTGACGTAGAATGAACAAAATTTACACAGAGCGAGTGAGCGCGTGTAGCCAAACGGTTGCACGCGCCTTTTGTTTTCCATGACACAGACACAAGTAGTTGACCAAGCCCTAATTAACAAATCGGTGGTTGCAGGAGAAGTTGAGGCGGCCAAGAAAACCTATATGTGGTTTGGCAGCTTCTTGTTGCCCATGCCGCTGATCTCAATGCCGCCTGAGCCTGATCCTTACGGCATACGTAGCCGCGATGATCAATTGCTGTCTACGGTGCAATATGAGGACAAATGGGCCAACGCGGTCGCCATCGCTGCAACCAAATGCGCCTCTTTGCAGTTTGATGTGGATGGGGATGTGCCTCTCAGGGTGAACCGGTCGCATGATCTCTTGACGATGGTTGATGGAATGCAGGGCTGGTCGCAGTTCATTGCCAAGCACATGCAAGACTTCCTTTGCACAGACAACGGTGCATTCATTGAAATCGTCCGTCAAAATAAATCTATCGGCTCTCGCATCCTTGGTTTACTGCACCTTGACTCACGGCGCTGTTACCGAACCGGCGATCCAGCCATCCCAGTGATTTACCGTGACCGGCTTGGATACCTGCACGAGTTGAAGGCGCATCAGGTGATTGCGATTGCCGACATGCCATCGGCCCGCGTGACATTCAACGGCATCGGCTTTTGTGCAGCCAGTCGTGCCTATCGCACGATCTACCGCATGGCTGCGATTGAAACCTACATCACGGAGAAGGTGTCAGGCCGTCGCCCCTTAGCTGTCAACCTGCTCACCGGCATCAACCAGCCTCAGCTTGAACAGTTGTTCAGGGCCGCGCAAGGCGATGCTGATGCGAAAGGGATGACCAGCTACATGGGCGCGATGATCTCAGCCGTTCCCTCAGATGGGGAGATAAGCAATGTGACGATCCCCTTGGCTGAGTTGCCCGATGCGTTCAATCTTGAGCAGGAACGGGCCAATGCGCGGCTTGAATATGCCAACACGATTGGGCTGGATATTCAGGATTTGCAGCCGGGGCAGATCGGCGGGTCACTCGGTTCATCCACTCAGTCACAAGTGCTCGACGACAAAGCTAAAGGCAAAGGACTATCTTACTGGCGTAAGGCATTTACTGAGCAGTTGAATTTGAAAGTGCTGCCCGATCAAACCACGTTCCTCTTTGTGGAGAAGGATTACCGCGATGAGGCATCGGCGGCGGCGGCGATGAATGCGCGGCAAGACCTACGAAGCAAGATGATCACGGCAGGCATGATCACACCCGAGCAAGCTTTGCAGATGGCGGTGGATGATGGGGATGCGCCGAAGGAGTTCATTGCAACCGATGTCACGCCCAGTCTCGCGCTTGGCAGTGATGAGAAGCCGGATGAGGGCGATGCACCTGATCAAGGTGCGGACGATGCGAGTGGCAATGCGCCGGTTGATGAGACAGCGGACGAAGTGACAGCCAAAGAATTGACCAGCGAGATTCGGGCCGCACGGCTCACAGTTGAGAAGGCGATTGAGGCGCTCAATGAGTGAACAACTCTACACTGCCCTGAAACAGCTTGATCTATTGCTTGGCATCGCCGAGAAAGCCAATCGCATTGAGCTTGTGGTTATCACGCCCAAGTGGACGAAGCTGCCAATCAAGCGCGATGAGAAACGGGCGCACATTGAGCTTGTGACTGAGCAAATGCGGGTGTTCATGCGCTTGCTGGTTGAACGGGCCAAGTTCAATTGCCCAGTGCGAACCGGCACAACCCGCGACTCCATCACCTACGAAATCCGCTATCCCAATACAACCTACGCCAATGCGGTTTTGTTTGTGGGGAATGTGGACAGGCCGGAAGTGGTGATACGCTCCAATCTATTTGGTCGGCGCGGCTTTGGCCCAAAGAATCCAAAAAGTTGGCTGCACTTCATCGCCAAAGACGGCAAGGAAGTCTTCACCAAACACGTCAACGCAACGGCTCAAAATAACTGGCTGATGCGAGCGTGGAAGGAAGTGGCAAAGGATCGGGCTGCAATGACTCGTGTCATTGGCGCGGTGGATGTGAAGATGGTGGATGTGGGCGATGTGCCTTTAAAGAACGAAGCGCACATTGACGGCTACGACAAGCGGCTTGGGCCAACTGTGCCGAATACGGTGAAGTGGCGCAAGGCGGGAGGTCAACCAGTATGAGTTGGTGGATGATTTGCGGTGGTGGATGGGCGCTGTTTATGCTGTTCTTTCTGTTTGTGTGGTGGCCGCGTGCGGTGGGCAAAAGCAGCGACAAGGATGAATAATGCGGATTCAAGTCAAACCGATCCGGCCCAAGAAATTCCCAACTGGCAAGGATGCCGATAAAGCAATCGAGGCCACGCTTGATGATGGTACTCAGTTCGCTTTGGAGCTTTACCAGAAGACCACGGCCACATGGGAGACAAGCGTTCTATTTGCCGTCAAAAAGACCAAGTATGGGCGCTCAGTTGGCACACGTTCACGCATCTTTGCCTGTGTGGATAAAGGCACACGCCCACACACGATCAAGGCGCGACGAGTGCCGGTGCTGAGGTTTACGTTGGGAGGTCGGCCCAAGACTCGGGCCAACACGATTGCAAGCTACAAAGGTTCACGCGGCAAGCGCTGGGTGAGTAAGAAGGAAGTCCATCACCCCGGCTCAGCACCGCGCAATTTCACTGCCGTCATCAACACCCGCACAAAGCAGTTTATGGCGCGGCGGGCAAACAAAGCGATGAAAGAACTGAAGGCTAAGTGATGTTTGCGGCAGATTGACAAGATGAGTTTCGTGATATAGTTTGACAAGTAATCCAGAGCGATAGAGCGCGGACACAAATGTCCAGCGCTCTTTTTGTTTTCCAAATGCCGAATCAAACCCTGACTGTATTCAAAGAAACTGATGGCCGCCATAGGTGGGTATTGCTTTCGTCGAATGCGTATCGGGATCGACATGCGGAGATTGTGAGCACGAAGGCGCTGGAGAGTGATTGCATTCGTGCGGATAGTGACGGCGACTACGGGCCGCTGCGCTGGTGGCATGTCGGGGGGCTTGACATCGGTGATTGCGACTTCAATGCGATGCATGGACGCATGTTGATCGAAAGCGGCACGTTTCGTAATCCGGCTGTGGCAGAGCGCGTTAAAGAACAGGCCGATCAATTGGCCGTGAGCATTGCCTTTCGCCATCCCCTCACTGAGCCGGATCGTGATGGCGTGTTTCACACCATTAGACGGTTTGAGCGCTCCTTGTTGCCGAAAGGCAGAGAGGGCAACGCGCTTTGCCAAGTTGGATTTATTACCAAGGAAGGATTGAACATGAAGAAAGAGAAACTTGATGCGTTCAAACAGTTGGTGGGTGAGGATACGGCCAAAGAGATTCTGGCCCAAGCCGAAACCACCCAGAA